ATGGGGAACGAACAGACCATCCAGCGCAGGGGGCGTGCGGCGGCACAGCGAAAGGCATTTCTGGCGGCGCTGTCCGACGGGCTGAGCGTCAGTGGGGCGGCCCGGCAGGCCGGTGTGGCGCGGGGAACCATGTATTACTGGCGGGAGGAAGACCCCGGGTTTGCGGCAGACTGGAAAGAGGCGGAAGAAGCCGGGGCCGATGCGCTGGAAGACGAAGCCCTGCGGCGGGCGGTGTCGGGATTGGTCGAGCCGGTGTTTTACGGCGGCAAGGAAGTCGGCGAGGTGCGGAAATATTCCGATAGCCTGCTGGTGTTTTTGCTGAAAGCCCGCCGTCCTGACAAATACCGCGATCGGGTCAGCACGGAAGTCTCGGGGCCCCATGGTGGGCCGGTTGAGTTGAGTGACACCGAACGCGAGGCGCGGATCCAGTCCTTGCTGGCGCTGGCAGCCGAACGATCGGGGGCGAAACAGGGGTTCTGATCATCAGGTTGGTTTTCCGCCAACGTCCGCGTGTGATGAGAGCTTCATCATGGCGGGCTTTTTGTTGTCCCGATGGGGTGAAAACGAGACACCAAGATGAAGAGCGACAGTGTGAAGCACCTGCTCGCCCACCTGACCCCCGATGAGCTGGCCGAGCTGGACAGCCTGCTGACGGTGGGCAAGGTGTGGATGCCGCTGCCGGGGCCGCAGGCGGTGGCCTATGACAGCCGGGCCGATGTGATCGGCTACGGCGGGTCTGCTGGCGGCGGGAAAACCGATCTGGCCCTGGGGATGGCGCTGACGAAACACACCGTCAGCGCCATTTTTCGTCGCGAGGCGACCCAGTTGCACGGGATCATTGAACGCCTTGCCGAGCTGCGGCAGGGCCGTGACGGCTATAACGGTTCGGAAAAAATCTGGCGTCTGGGTGATGGCAAGCGGATCGAGTTCGGATCAGCCCCCAATGCGGGCGATGAAACCCGCTATCAGGGTCGCCCGAAAGACCTGTTGGTGATCGACGAGGCAACCAACTTTCTGGAACAGCAGGTTCGCTTTCTCATGGGCTGGGTGCGCACCACCATCCCCGGCCAGCACTGCCAGACGTTGATGACCTTCAACCCGCCGACCAATGCCGACGGGCAATGGATCATCGCCTTTTTTGCCCCGTGGCTGGACCGCACACACCCCAACCCGGCGCAGGCCGGAGAGGTGCGCTGGTTCGCCAGCCTGGACGGGCGCGACGTGGAACTGACCAGCCCCGAGCCGTTCAGCCACAACGGCGAACTGATCAAGCCGCAGTCGCGCACCTTCATTCCGTCGCGCATCACCGACAACCCCTATCTGATGGGAACCGGCTACATGGCAACGCTGCAATCTTTGCCCGAGCCGTTGCGCTCGCAGATGCTGCACGGCGACTTTACCGCCGGGCTGGAGGATGACGCCTATCAGGTGATTCCGTCGGCGTGGGTGATCGCGGCACAGGACCGTTGGCAGCCGCGTGATGTGTCCGGCAAAGGTCCGATGGACAGCATGGGGGTGGACGTGGCGCGTGGTGGGCGCGATGAGACAGTGATCGTCCGCCGTCACGGGGCATGGTTTGACGAACTGGTGACCCATCCGGGCAGCGCCTCGCCCGATGGTCCCAGTGTGGCGGCGCAGGTGCTGGCGGTGCGGCGCGATGCTGCCCCGGTCCACATCGACGTGGTCGGCTGGGGAGCCAGTCCGTTCGACTTCCTGCTGTCGAACGGGGTGCAGACGCTGGGCATCAACGGGGCGTCAAAGTCCCATGGCACCAGCCGCGAGGGCGGGTTGCGCTTTGTCAACCGCCGCGCCGAAGTGTGGTGGCGGCTGCGTGAGGCGCTTGACCCCTTAAGCCCGCAACCGCTGGCCCTGCCGAAAGACCCGCGCCTGCGGGCTGATCTGTGCGCCCCGAAATGGACGCTGGGAACCGGCGGCATCCAGATTGAAAGCAAGGACGACATTATTGCCCGGCTGGGCCGCTCGCCTGACCGGGGCGATGCGGTGGCGCTGGCGCTGATTTCCACCCTGAAAGACAACGTGCGGGCGTCGGCTCCGGCCTTTGCGGTCGGGGCGGACTATGACCCCTTTGGAGGACAGTAAGATGGGATTGTTTGGCGGCAGCAGCGCCACCCCGACGGTGGCAACGATCACTCCGACCAAGGCGGCAAGCATGGCTGATAGCGCCGTGCAGGACGCCTATGCGGCGTCGCGCAAACGCTATAGCGCGGCGGGCACCAACACCACCGTTCTGACCAGTGGCAGCGGGGCTAGCGGGGCCACCACCACCGGCGGCAAGACCCTGCTGGGCCAGTAAGATGGAAACGCTTCTCCAAAAGGCGCAGCCCCCCTCCGGTGCCGCCCCGCCGCGTCCGGTGCCGCCGCGCCCACCGGCGACCAAAACCATCAGCGTCTCCCCCGCCGAGGCCACCCGCATTCGCCAGCAGGTGCAACAGCGCCACGCCGCCCTGAAGTCCGAGCGCGAAAGCTGGGTCGATCACTGGCGGCAGGTGTCGGACGTGGTTCTGCCGCGCCGGGGGCGGTTCCTGACCAGCGACCGCAACAAGGGCAGCCGCCGGAACCGCAAGGTGATCGACAACACTGCCACGCTGGCGTTGCGTGATCTGGCCTCGGGGTTAATGGGCGGGGTCACCTCTCCGGCCCGCCCGTGGTTCCGCCTGTCCACCCAGCGGCCCGGCCTGATCGAAGACGGTGACGCCAGTCGCTGGCTGGCGGACGTCGAGCGGCTGATGCGGGAAATCTTCAACCGCTCGAACACCTACAACGCCCTGTTCTCGGTCTATGAGGAACTGGCCGCGTTCGGAACGGCGGCGATGCTGGTCTATGAGGATTACGATACCGTTATCTCCTGCGAAACCCTGACTGCCGGGCAGTACTGCGTTGCCCCCGACAAGCACGGGCGGGTGCATGCCCTGTACCGTGACCACGCGATGACCGTCGAACAGGTGGTGCAGGAGTTCGTTGAAACCGCGCCTGGCGATTATGACTGGTCGGTTGTCTCTGACGCGGTGCGCCAGCAGTGGGAGCGCGGCCAGCGTGACGGCTGGGTGGACGTGGTGCAGGCCATCGAGCCGAACCCCGACCACCGTCCGGACAGCAAGCTAGCCCGTCATGCCCGGTTTCGTTCGCTGTGGCTGGAAGTCGGTGGCCGGCCTGACCGGCTGTTGCGGCTGTCGGGCTTTCAGGAGTTTCCCGCCCTCTGTCCGCGCTGGAACATCGCCGGGGCGGACATCTACGGCACCTCACCGGCGATGGACGCGCTGGGCGATGTTGAACAGTTGCAGATGCAGGAACGCGAAAAGGCCAAGGCCATTCAAAAGATGGTCAACCCGCCACTGAACGTGCCGACCAGCACCCAGCGCAATGCGGTGGTCAATGCCCTGCCCAACGGCATCACCTATTTCGACCCGACCAGCGGTGGCACCACGGCGGCGATGGCAACGCCGCTGTATCAGGTGCAGCCGCGGGTGATGGAATTGCAGCAGGACATGGAAATTGTCCGCCAGCGTGTGCGGTCAGCGTTCCATGCCGATCTGTGGCGGATGATCACCGACCTGGACCGCTCGGGCATCACCGCCACCGAGGTTGACGCCCGGCGGGAAGAAAAGCTGGTGATGCTGGGTCCGGTACTGGAGCGACTGCATCACGAGCTGCTGGACCCGCTGATTGACCGCACCTTTGCCATTGCCCAGCGGGCGGGCATCCTGCCGGAGATTCCCGAGGTGTTGGGCGGGCAGGATATCCGCGTCGAGTACATTTCGATGCTGGCGCAGGCTCAGCGGGCGGTGGCGATCAACGGTATCGAGCGGATGGTGGGCTTTGTCGGCCAGTTGGCGCAGATGGACCCGTCGGTGCTCGACAAACTGGATCGTGATCAGGCAGTGGACGAAGTGGCCGAAGCTATCGGTGCGCCGCCCCGACTGATCCGCTCTGATACCGAGGTGGGCCAGATGCGCGAGCAACGGGCGCAGGCGCAGGCCCAGCAAGCGCAGGCGCAACAGCAGATGGCGATGATGCAGCAGGTGGCGCAGGGGGCGCAAACCCTGTCGCAGACTGACACCAGCGGGCAGAACGCCCTGACCGACCTGCTGGCGCTGACCGGGGGGGTGTTGTGATGCAGGAACTTCCCTTTGCCATTGACGCCCCCGAGCAGGAACAGCGCCGCAAGGACAAGGCCAGCGAAGCCGCCGAGCGTGACGCCGCCGACCTGCGGGCGGTGCTGGCGCTGCCCGAGGGCCGCCGTCTGCTGGCCGCGCTGATTGCGCAGGCGGCACCGCTGGCGACCACCTTTCAGGCCGACCCGCTGACGATGGCCTTCCGCGAGGGCCACCGCAACGCCGGTCTGGCCCTGATTGCCCGCATCAGCCAGACCGCGCCGGAGTATCTGGCCGGGCTGGTATTCCAGAACCAAGACACAACGGAGTAATCCCGACCATGGACCCCATTGCCACCACCACCGCCCCGGAAGCCCCGGCGGCGGCTCCTGCTGCTGCGCCTGCGCCTGTGCCTGCGGCGGTTGAGATTGCGGCTCCTGAGGCGCCCACCCTGCTCGGGGCACTGTCTGCTGAAACTGCTCCTGACTACTCGGCCCTGGCCTTGCCCGAAGGGGCTACCGCCGATCCGGCGACCATGGACGCCTTCAAGGCGGTTCTGGGCGAACACAAGCTGCCGACCGAAAGCGCGCAAAAGCTGCTCGATCTGCATTTGCAGACTTTGCAGGCCCAGCAGCAGCAGATGCAACAGACCGTTGCTGGCTGGGCGCAACAGGTCGGGAATGACCCGGAAATTGGCGGTTCAGGGCAGGAGCAGGCCCTTGGGCTGGCCCGGCAGGCGCTGGATACCTATGGCTCGCCGGAGCTGATCAGCGTGCTGAATGATACCGGCCTTGGCAATCACCCGGCGGTGATCCGCGCCTTTTACCGCATGGGCAAGGCCATTGCCGAAGACGGGCGCAAGGGGCCGAGCCATGGTGTTGCCCCTGACCCGCTGCGGGCGCTGTATCCGACCATGTTCAAGGACTGATACCGGGTCGCCGACCAAACCCTCAAACATAAGGACCAAATCCCATGGCTACTCTCGCCAATACCAACCCGACCCTTGCCGATCTGGTGAAGGCCACCGACCCCGACGGCAGCATTGCCAGTGTGGTGGAAGTTCTGTCGCAGTCGAACGAAATCCTTGATGACATGACGTGGATTGAAGGAAACCTGCCGACCGGTCACCGGTCCACCATCCGCACCGGCCTGCCGGTGCCGACCTGGCGCAAGCTGTACGGCGGCGTGCAGCCCGCCAAGTCGGAACGGGTGCAGATCACCGACAATTGCGGCATGCTGGAAGCCTATGCCGAAATCGACAAGGCGCTGGCTGATCTGAACGGCAACACCGCCGCCTTTCGCCTGTCGGAAGACCGCGCCCACATCGAGGGCATGAGCCAGGCGATGGCGACGGCGCTGTTCTATGGCAATGAAACCACCACCCCGGCGGCCTTCACCGGGCTGGCCCCGCGTTACAACAGCCTGAGCGCCGAGAACGCCGACAACATCGTCTCGCATGGCGGGTCTGGCAGCGACAATGCCTCGATCTGGCTGGTGGTGTGGGGGCCGGACTCGGTCCATGGCATCACGCCCAAGGGCAGCAAGGCCGGGTTGCAGAGCAGGGATCTGGGCGAAGTCACCGTCGAGGATGTCGATGGCAGCGGTGGCCGCATGCAGGCCTATCGCACGCATTATCGTTGGGATGCCGGGCTGACCGTGCGCGACTGGCGCTATGTGGTGCGCATCGCCAACATCGACGTCAGCGATCTGGGCACGCTGGCGAATACCAAAAACCTGATCACCTCGATGGTGATGGCCTCGGAACGTATCCCGGCGTTGGGCAAGGGCCGCGCCTGCTGGTACGTCAACCGCACCATCCGCGAAAAGCTGCGGCTGGGGATCACCGAAAAGATCGTCAACAACCTGAGCTGGGAAACCGTGGCGGGCAAGCGGGTGATGACCTTTGACGACATTCCGGTGCGTCGCTGCGACGTGCTGTTGAACACCGAAGCGGCTGTTTCGTAACCGCCTCCTGCACGAAGGACACATCACGATGATCATCGACACCCGAACCCAGTTCTGTTCCGCCATCGCGCTGAATACCGGCGCGGCGGGCACCTACACCATTGGCGACGTGATCGACCTGAAAACCGCCGGGCTGGATATCGGCCACGGCGAGCCGCTGTATCTGGTGATTCAGGTCAGCACCACCGCCACCTCCGGCGGGTCGGCCACTGCCACCTTCACCCTTGCCAGCGACAGCACCGCCAGCATCGCCACCGATGGGTCGGCCACCGTCCATTACACCACCGGGGCCATCGCCCTGTCGGCGCTGACCGCCGGGACGATGGTGGCGGTGGTGGCCCTGCCGCAGGGCACCTATGAACGTTATTTCGGCCTGTTGCAGACCACCGGCACTGCGGCCTTTACCGCTGGCAAGATCAACGCCTTCCTGACCCTCAACCCGCCGAAGTGGAAGGCCTATTCCGACGGCATCTGAATCTGGTCCTGATGTGTGTTGCGGCCCCTGCCATCCGGCGGGGGCTTTTGCTTTTGGAGGTTTGAATGCCGCGTTACAAAGTGATTCAGCCCTGCTTCCTCGACGGTGCCTTGCGCGACATCGGCGATGTGGTCGAGTTCAACGGCCCGCCGGGTAAGGCCCTGTTGCTGCTGGATGATGATATCAGCGGTCCGGGGGGCAAGCCCGCCGCGCCCAAGCCTGCCGCCGCTGCCCGCAAGACGGAGGGCTGAGGGTATGGCTGTCTCTCCGGTTTCTGTCTGCTCGATGGCCCTGACACGTCTGGGGGGGCAGCCGATTGCCTCGCTGTCCGAAGGTTCGAAAGAGGCCATCCTGTGCAGCGCCTTTTACGAGCTGTCGCGGGATGCCACCCTGCGCGATCACCCGTGGAACTTTGCCACCCGCCGCCGGGCGCTGGCGATGTTGTCCAGTGGCGGCACCGATGGCGATGCGGCCATTCCGTGGGCCTGGATCTATGGCTGGCCGTCTGATTGCCTGCTGGCCCGGCGCATCCACAACCCCGGCAGCACCACCGTTGCCATCCCCTATGAGGTGGCGCTGAACAGCAGCGGCGAGCGGGTGATCTATACCGATCAGGCCACCGCCACGCTGGTTTATACCACCCGCGTCACCGACCTGACTCTGTGCGACCCGCTGTTCATCGAGGCGATGACGTGGAAGCTGGCCACCGAACTGGCGATCCCGCTGACGCAGGACCGGGGGCTGATGCAGGTGGCAACCACCATGTACCAGAACGCCATCGCCAAGGCCCGCACGCTGGATGCCAACGAAGGCAGTGCCGACGACCTCAGCCAAGCGAGCTGGATGGAAGCGCGTTTGGGATACCAAAGCCTTTATTAGCATGCCCTCAGGCGCCGGGCGCAGGCTCCGCCTGCTGGGCTCACGCGCCACTGGGCGCGACGCGCAGTCGCGCTTGCCTCGGCGGAGCGGACCGCCTCGGATTTAAGGAAAATCCTCCATGACCCAACGGATGTTCATTCCCAGCTTTGCCGGGGGCGAGCTGTCGCCCGCGATGTATGGCCGGGTTGACCTCAGCAAGTACGCCATCGGCCTGCGGCGGTGCCGCAATTTTCTGGTCCATCGCACCGGTGGAGTGTCCAACCGGGCGGGCTTTCGCTTTCTGGGGACGGTGGCCGATGAGGATGTGGTGCCGACGCTGGTGCCGTTCCGCTTCAACACCAGCGCCGATCAGGTGGCAATCCTTGAGTTCGGCGATTACACCATGCGCATCTGGTATCAGGGAGCGCTGATCACCGATGACAGCGATGATGTGCTGGTGGTGGCGACCCCTTACGCCGCCGCTGAGGCCGCAGTTATGGGGCGGGTGCAGTCCGGTGACGTAATGTATCTGGCCCACCCGAGCCATCCGCCGCAAAAGCTGTCGCGCACCGCCTGGGACGAGTGGAGCTTTGACGAGCTGGATTTTGTGCCGAAGTTCGAGTTGCCGACGGCTGGAGGCACCAGTTGGCGGCTGACCAAGGTACGGCAACCGAATGGCGTGAGCTTCATGCGGCCCAGCGCAAAGGGGGGCGTGATCACCATGACCACCCTGACCAGTAATCTGACGCCTTTTGCGGGATGGCAAACCGACGATGTCGGGCGGATTGTGAAATACATGGATAGCGGTGAAATCTTTGTCACCGCCGTGTCTTCTGACCGCATCACTGCCACCGGGACCGTGCTGGGCGTTCTGCCATCGACTGAAGTTGCATTTTATGAACAATGGTCGGTCTGGGCCTATCAGTTGAGCGGCTCGACCACCGCATGGTCGGCGGCGCTGTCTGGCTCGACGCATACCTATACCGAAACGATCACCTACAAGATCACCGCCATTTCCGAAGAAACCGGCGAAGAAAGCCTGCCGTCCGATCCGGTATCCATCCTCGGCCCGACCGCTGACGACTGGCCGGTGGGAACCAAGATGATCCTCACCGGCCCGGCCAGTGGCGATACGGTGGCCTATTACCGGGTCTATAAGGAACAGAACGGTATGTACGGCTATGTCGGGCTGGCCGCCGAGGGCGAGTTCACCGACGACAACAAGACCCCGGATATTTCCGACGGCCCACCCGATGCCCGCAACCCGTTTGCCGACGAAGGCGATTACCCGGCGCTGGTCACCATTCACCAGCAACGACTGTGCTTTGCTGCCACCACCAACACTCCGAACGGGGTGTGGATGTCGCGCACCGGCTTTTTCGAGAACTTTTCCGTTGCCACCCCGACCAAGGACGATGACGCCATCACCTTTGCCATCGGATCGGGTGAAATCAACGCCGTGCGCGGGCTGGTGTCGGTCAATGACCTGATCATTCTGACCGCAGGCAGCGAGAACGTTTGTACCGGTGGCGGGACTGGCTCTGCCCTGACTCCGACCAGCATTACCGTCAAGCCACAATCCTATTGGGGCGGTGGTGATTTGCAGCCGCTGGTGTCGGGGAACCGGGCGCTGTTCATTCAGGAAATGGGCAGCGCGGTGCGCGATCTGGGCTATGAATACAGCGTCGACGGCTTCAAGGGGGCAGACCTCAGCGTGATGGCCCGCCACCTGCTGGATGGTCACAGCGTTGTTTCGTGGGCCTATGCGCAGGTGCCGGATTCGACGTTCTGGCTGGTGCGCAGCGACGGGGCGCTGTTGAGCCTGACCTATTTCAACGAACAGGAATTACAGGCGTGGGCCCTGCACACCACCCCCAACGGTTCTTTCGAGCGAGTGGCGGTGATCGAAGGTGAGGGCCGCCACGATCTGTATGCAGTGGTCCGGCGGACGGTGGATGGTGTGGAGCGGCGGTTCATCGAGCGACTGGCCCGCCGGCGGCTGGACACGATCAGTGACGCGGCGTTCCTCGATAGCCACCTGACCTACAGCGGCAGCGCGATCAGCAGCATCAGTGGGCTGGACCATCTGGAAGGGGAGACGGTCGGCATCATGGCCGATGGCACGGTACTGGATGATGCCGTGGTCAGCGGCGGAGCCATCAGCCTGCCGCGCGGGTTTTCGCAGGTGGTGGTCGGGCTGCGCTATGACGCCGACAGCGTGATTGAAACGCTGGATATCGACCTGGGGGCGGTGCAAGGACTGGGCAGCGTGCAGGGCCGAAAAAAGAGCCTGACCGGTGCGACCATCCGCCTTGAGCAGTCGCGTGAGTTTTACGCCGGTCCCGACGATACCCACCTGACGCTGACCAAGGTGACGCCATCGGTCTATGACGCCCCGCCGGACCTGTTCACCGGCGACGTGTCGTTGATGATTTCCCCGACGTGGAACAAGACAGGCCGGATCGTGCTGAAACCCGCCGGGCCGGTGCCGCTGACGGTGCTGGCAATCGCCCCGGACATCACCATCGGAGGATAAGGCCATGCGGCCAATCAGGATTGTTGCCGCGCAGGATTATCACCTGCGCGATCTGGCCCGTCGTCTGCGTGCCGGTGACCGGGCCGAAGTGGCGGCGCTGGGCTATCCCGATCCGCTGCCAGGCATTCGCGCCAGTGCGGCGGCGTCGCTGTGGGTGAAGGCCGGAGTGATCGACACTCGCCGGGGCGAACGAGTGCTGGCTGTGTGGGGGCTGGGGGCGGTGGCCGGTGAGCCGGACGTGGGCGGGCCGTGGCTGCTGTCCACCCGGTCAATCGAACGCTACCGCAGTGCCCTGCTGCGCTACGCCAAGGCCGAGATACCGGCCATGCACCAGCGATTTCCCATCCTGCGCGGGGTCGTCGATGCCCGTTATGCCGGGGCGGTGCGCTGGATCGGCTGGATGGGGTTTCAGTATGGGCCGCCGATGGAGATCAACGGTGTGCCGTTTCTGCCTTTTGAACGGAGGGTGTGATGGGATTGATGGAAGCAAGCTTGCTGACAATGGGGACCGTTCTGTCGGCTGCGGACAGCATTCGACAAGGGAATCAGCAGGCGGCGCAGGCCCGTTATCAGGCCGACATGGCGACCAACAACGCCAACATCGCCCGGCAGAACGCTGCCGATGCAGTGACGGCTGGTAAGGCCGAAGAGCAGCGGCAGCGTATTACCAACAGCCAGAAGATAGGGAGTATGCGCGCTCAGATGGGGGCTTCGGGGGTGGATAGCGGAATGGGGTCTGCGTTGGATGGCAGTGCGGCTCTCTCAATGATGGGGGAAGCGGATGCCTTGAATGTGCGTGATGAGTGGTTGCGCAATCAGAACAGTTATTTGCAAAAGGCGAATGACTTCGGCAATCAGGCATCACTTTATGAGAACTCCGCAAGAAACAATAAAGCAAATGGGACCTGGAAGGGATCGGAAAGTTTGCTGTCCGGTGCGCGTAGCGTTGCCAACCGCTGGGTGTCTTTGATTTAGATTGTTCTTGATTTGACCATCTACGTTCAACCTTTTTTCGCCTGATACGCCTTGGACGGTTTCATCGCAAGTGAGGCTGCATTCGGCTTTTGACTGAGGCATTCCCATGACAGTACTGACTACAAGCAGCACCGTTTCCTATCAGGGGAACGGGGCAACGAAGTCGTTCGACTTTGCGTTCAAGGTGCCGGTGGGTGCGCTGCTCATCACCATTACCGCTGCTGATGGAACGGAGAGGACCCCGGTTGAGGGGACCTATACCGTGACTGGCTATGGCAGTCCCAACGGTGGTTTTGTGACGCTTTCTACTGCTCCGGCGGTGGGTGAAACGGTGACGCTGGCCCGGCAAGTGGATTTTCTGCAGGAAGTCGCCCTGAGCACCGGGGGGGCTTTTTACGCGGAAGTGATCGAGGCGGAGCTTGATCGTCTGACGATGGTCGACCAGCAACTACGGGAAGGTCTGGCGCGGGCGGTGAAAGTCCCGGTCGGTTCTGGCGATACGCCGGAAGCGGTTATGGAAACGTTACTGGGTGCCAGTGATGCCGTAGCCGTTGCGGCGGCCGCAGCGGCGGCCTCGGCGGTGACGGCAGAGGCCGCCGCCGAAGTTGCCTCGACCGCTGCCGGAGGGATTGTCGGTGTCTCTGTCGGGTGGTGGGGCGCCATCCCGGACGGCGTGCAACTGTCAACGGCAACGATGACCGCTGGTAGTCCGGTTTTGACGGCCAGCGATACGGTGTTCAGTGCTGATGATGTGGGCAAGCTGGTGGTGGTTAATGGTGCCGGTGCCAATGGAGCGCCGCTGTACAGTACCATTACCGGCTGTAGCTCGGAGATGATGGTCTCGCTGGCGTCGGCTGCCGGAACCAGCGTAAGAAATGCCGAAGCGACCTATGGCACAGATCAGCATGCGGCGATCCAGAGCGCCTGTACCGCCACCTGCGGGGGAGCGATTTTCATTCCGGCAGGCATTTACATGCTGTCGGCGCCGGTTGTCCTGCCGATTGCCGCCGCGACATCCGCTTCGCAGGTGGTTGTCTCGCGGGTGCTGGGGGCCGGGATGAGCCTCACGTCTCTGGTTTGTGCGGGGGATTTTTATGCGCTGACCTATTCAGCCGGTGCGACGTTTACCGAGCTGGGCGAACTGGCATGGCTGCGCATTCAGTCGGAGTATGGGGTAAAAATTGGCGACCGTACCGCTCTGACCACCGACGCGGGCGGGGGGGGTGCGTACAAGCAGCGTTGGTGGTGCCATCACGTCGAATTCCGTTCGCACGGGGCGGGCAGCGGGATCGGTATTGATGCCGCCAAGCTGTTCAAGTTTGCCATCACCAATTGCCATTTCAGTGGTATCGGCACAGGCATTTTGTTGTCCGGGTGTGATAATGGTCTGATCGAAAACAATTCGATCCGTGGTTCGCGTCGATACGGGATTTATGAGCGAAGTGCCGGGAATTTCGGTTCCCAGACCATCATCATGGGGAACGAAATCCTCGGGAATGCGGACCCCAGCGCGATTTACATCAAGTCCAACAGTCGCCATGTGTCGATTATCGACAACTATCTTGAATGCGATTTCCACGCCGTCACCATCGACCTGACCGATATCGACGCCCCGGCGTGGTTTGGGGCGAACATCGCCCAGGGGCCATATACAATTGTTGTCCGGGACAACCGCATCGAGGGCGGCAATAACGCATCGGTCGCCCAGTACCGTGTCAACCGCGACCGGGCCTTTTCAGTGGTTATTGATGACCGTTGGCAGGGCGGTGCGAACTGGGGGGCGGGTCTGTGGACAGACAATTCCGGGGCTGTTGTCGATAGCATCAGGCCCGCCATCAATGGCGTCTCTTCCTTGACCCTTGTCCTGGGGGAGAGTGGCCGGTGCTTTGGCGAACAGTGGGCCAACTTCAGGACGACTTCCCGGCAGCAGGTAACCAACGGGCGGTTGGTCATGCCCGCCACCGACACCCGCGCGGCCAACACGGCGGTTGATGCCAACTTTGCCTTGCGCGTGCGGGGAACACGCTGGGTGCTGCCTGCGGGGTGGTCGTCGTCTGATCCGGCCCGGCTGTACTGGCAGGGCACCGGAGCCGACAAACTGTTGACCGCCGGACGGCAGTACAAAATGAGCCTGCTGGCCCGCACCACCTATGCTTCGGGCGGGGATGTGCTGGTAGCTGGCTATGGCTCCGGCGGGTCAATCTTCAATACCAGCTCGTTTACCCTCGCCAGCGATTTCAAGCGGTTCGAGTTCTATTTCACACCGTCGGTGGTGTCGGGGCCATTTGTCTCGCTGGGGGCCAGCACCTCGCTGGGGGATATCGAGGTTGCCGATATCACCATCGAGCAGCCGGTGGTCAGTGGTACCCCGGCGTTTTCGGCACGGGTCAACACCACGATCAGCAATACGACCGGGGCTGGCACGTCCTACAACGTGGTGCCAGAGACAGCAAACCACAATCCGGGCGGCTATTACAATGCTTCGACCGGCATCTTCACCGCCCCGGCCACGGGGCGGTACTGGCTGTCAGCAGCAGTGCGTCTGGGGGGCATCACCAGTGCTCATACACTGGCGCTGCTGCGTATCTTGACCAGCAATCGCAGCTATCAGATCGAATTCAACCCCTATGCCGGGCTGACCTCTGACGGGCGATACAGCACCGCCCTGTCTGTCGAAGCCGATATGGATGTGGGTGATACCGCCTTTGTGCAGATAGTTGTTTTTAACGGCACCGCTGCGGTGTCGGTGATTGGCGGCAACAATTACCAGAGCTGTTTTCAAGGCCGCCTGATCGAAATCGGAGGGGCAACATGGTGACGATGACCGACGACCAGCGGGCGGTACTGGCCCATGTGGTGACTGATCCTGATGGCTGGTTGGCCCATGCCGTTGATGCCTTGGGCGAGGCCGGGGCACAGTCCGCCCTTGAGGCGAAAGTATCGCGTTGGCAGGCCGACTATCTGGCTGCGCTGGCCGATGAAGGGGGGGCATACCGCCCCCGCGCAAAGCGCGAAGAGTGAAGGGAGCAATCGTGAGCGCAAAGGTTTTGGACGGGACAGCCGTCGCGACGGCGGTTTCGGCTCCGGCATGGGCGCCGGGGCTTGATGCGATCAACGGCTGGCTGACGCTGGTCAGCCTGCTGGCCGGGTTGGTGTTTCTGGCATGGCGGTGGCGGCGGTTGTCGCGGCTGACGCCCGATTTGAAAGAGGAAGCGTGATGAATCTGGACCTGTTGAAAAAAGAACTTGTGCGCGATGAAGACGAGCGGCTCAAGCCCTACCGCTGCACGGCGGGCAAGTTGACTATCGGTGTCGGCCGCAATCTGGATGATGTCGGCCTGTCGGTGGATGAATCCGCCTATCTGCTGGGTAACGACATTGCCCGCGTGATGGCGGAGTTGGACAAGGCTTTACCGTGGTGGCGGGGGCTGTCCGAAGTCCGGCAACGGGCGCTCGCCAACATGGCCTTTAACCTCGGGGTGCCGCGCCTGAAGGGCTTTGCCCGCATGCTGGCCGCCTTGCAGGCCGGGCAGTGGGATGAGGCGGCGACGCAGGCTTTGGCCAGCAAGTGGGCGGTGCAGGTGGGCGACCGCGCGAAGCGTATTGCCACCATGATCAAGGAAGGGTGAAACACATGAACAAGGCTCTGTTGAAAGATTACCTGATCGCCCGCCTGAAGGAGCGGTCCACGTGGGTCGGCCTGATTGGCCTGCTGTCGGTGCTGGGCGTGGCCCTGTCGCCGGAGCAGGCCGAGGCGATTGCTACTGCCGGGGTTGCTGTTGCCGGTGTGCTGGGGGTGGTCACGCGGGGGTGA